CTGTGATCATTTTGCGTGTTTCCTCTGTCATGGAATTTTCGGATAATGGGTATTCGATCATTTGGCTGTGCGCCAGGGTGACCACCCTGACCGTGTCCAAATAATCAAACCTGCTTTGAGATTAGTCTGTGCCTGTAACAGGTTTTCACATGACGTAATCAGGCCTGCTTTTTGTAGGTAACTGTTCGGGCCTTTGCACCAAAATGAATTGACCTGCAAAAGACCATAGGATTGTCCCACGGTGTCTTTTTTGTTGTGTGCGTTTGGTATGCAACGGCTTTCACGCTGCATCACATATTCAAGTTTGTCGCGCTGTTCAACAGGCCAACCCAGGTTGACGGCCAGCGCGCTAAATTGTTCACAAACGGTGGCTGATGGGTTTATGTAGAAAACTGTGGTGGCCGTGGCCGTGGTAGTGGTTGGCTCAATTAGGAACGGTGCCAGGGCAATGGTGGTGCTAGGTGGCTCTGATTGGCTCATTAGAGGCTGTATGGCAAGCGTGAAACCCACTAGGGCTGAAATAACACCTGCCACAATTTTGGTTGCTGTAAACGTCATTTTTTCTCCAATTGGTATGGAACGCCCCAGGTGTCCCCAATGGCGTTTTTGAATGACAGTTGGGCGTGTAACACTTTTTGGCTGTCTGGGTCACGGAAAATTTGCACCAGCACTAATTGGTTTGTGTCCAATGCGGTGGTGAAAACCTCATATGTGTAGGTCTTAGCGTCAGCCATAACTGTTTATCCCTCTGTCAGGTATATGAACACCCTATGGGGTGGGTGTGGCTGGGTCAAGCATTAGCGCTGGCGGGGTCTTATCGCCCACAAAATAGAACCAATGCCACGGTTCAGCGGGCATCACCTCTAATGACCAACCGTAATTTGGCGCGTTTTCACACAACCATTTCCACAGGATCGGATCAGTTGTTCCAGCAATGTCACAGGCCAAACCCAAATTATGCCGTGATGATCCAGGTGCAGCCAATGGCGCGTTCCCTGGCTTCAAATAGTATTTGCGGCCTTCCCACGTCCTAGTTGACGCGCCAGCAATTGGTTCCAATGTGTAGCGCTGTAAGAAACCAGCCTTTTGTTGGGCTAATGACCTGTAAGTATCGCCCGCGCTGGTTGGTTTGAATTGTTTGATGCCTGACGCAAAGGCGGCCTGTCGCATTGCCGTCCAACTGGCCGCTGCTAAATGATGCAATTTGCCCATTGGTTTGATATCGCGCAATAGGTTCATTGGCAATTCACCTGGTTTGCAATGCGCCAAATCGGCTGGCAATACCAGTTTTCTAATCGGTGGTTGCACTAGATCCTGGCTTAGATTTCAGGCCATTCGATGCCACAAGGCCAGACAGCGTGCCAGTCAAAAACACCAGCAACGTGGACAACAAATCAATTAGTTGTGCGTCTGTTGGTGCCTGCTCTGTTGGCTGATCCACAAACAAAATTCCATATATGAACGCCATCACGGTGAATGAAAAACATATTGCCATTAGACGGCCAACAAAAACAATTAGCCCTGCATGTTGTTGTTCTGGTGTCTTATTCACAAGCGGCCTTCGTGAAACATTGATATTCGATATTAGTTTTTGAAACGGTGCAACCACTACAACCCCAAATCACTACCGCAATTAGTAACGCGTATCCGATCATGTAACGCCATTTCACTATGACAGTAGCGCGGCTACTTCGTCAGCGGTCAAACCAAGTTTTGCAATGGTTTCGGCTTTGAATTTTGCTTTGTCGGCTTCGGCTTTTGCGCGTGCATTTGCTTCGGCTTGATCGGCTTTTGCTTGCGCGAATTCTGTTTCGGTTTGGTCACGTTCTACGGTTTTGCCCGTAAGTGCGTCAATAATTATGACTGTTGCCATGATGTCCCTAACTGTTTGCTATGCCGTAAACGCGGGCTGTGACTGTTGCTGATGTTCCCAAAATACTAAAGCCGTCCGCGCTTGTGGTTGCGTTGTAACGCCCGCCGCCTTGTTGAAAAATTGCTGCGTCAGTTCGTTGATAGTTAGCAGTTATTGCCGTATTAGTTGAGGCAAACGGATTACCCAAAGTAATTATTGGTTGAGAATATCCTGTGCCGTTGGTGACAGTCCATGAGGTTTGTGAGTTTGCCCCTGAAACTGTTTGTGCGCCGCCAGTAATAAAAAAACTTTGTAGGTCGTAGTTCGCTGCTGTTATGTCTGACGCGCTTGCTCTTAGCCGCATGGTCAAGTTGTTGCCCGCGGTATGGGTGAGCATGATCAGATAGTTTGCGTAGGTCGCGCTGAAACAATTGTCAAAACTTAGTTGTGAGCCAAGCGTCATTGACCCTGATGTAATAAACACAAGGCCTGAGGCGCCAACCGCTTGCCATGCCGCGCCGTCATAATACTGGGTTGTATTGGTTGCTTCGATATAGGCAAACTGACCTTCGGCAAGCACCTTTTCACCTGCACCACCAAACGCGGCATCGCGCGTCACCGTAGTTGCAAAGACTGGTATGCCCGTGTTCACCTGGGTCATTTCGGCAGCGGTCAAAACCTCTAAAGCCTGAAATTCTGGTACTGCGGTTTGTGCGTTTACTCCCATAGTGGTTCCTATCCTAAGACATTTTCCGCGTCTAAACGGCCATATATGGCATTGTCCAAAATCAGTTCAAAAACGATTGTGGTGGGTGATGTTGACAGCAAAATATGATGCCCTGACGTGACGCTGATGGTGTGTTCAATGCCTTCCACGCTTAGTTCCTGGGCTAGTTCGCTGGTACCAGATCCGCTTTGGAATGTTTTTTCTACGGTAATGGTGTTGCCAATTTCAATGCTGGCCACGGTGTCGCGCTGGGCTGTAGTCAACATCAGAAAATCGGTTTCCACGCTTGTATATCGGGCCTCTGGTTCGCCGTTCAGCAGGTATGACGCGGCCGTGTCAATGCTGGCCTGTTCATGTAGCAGGCTGTTTGTGATGCTGTTGGTTTGAATAAAATAAGTCGCAATTGATGCCAGATCCTCTGCGGTGGCTGTGTTGCCGTTTAGGCCTGTGACCACAGCGCGGTTTATTACAGCGTCCGCTTCAAATGATATGCCTACCCCGTTATAGGGAATTTCTGTTCCATCGTCATGGAAATCAGCCACGCTGGCTGAAATCGTTGCACCAATGCGATTTTGGAATGTCAGTTTGCCTTCCGCGCTCATAAACAGGCGGCCAAATTCTGCGGTGCTGTTGATCTGGCTGATGTATTGCAAAACGTTTGTTCCAGCAGGAACGGTGTATGCGGCAGCATGGCCCAGGTTGACGGTGCCTGTGGCAATGTCACGGTCAGCCAACGGAAAATCAACCTCTGGCAGATCCAGCACCGTTTCAATTCGCGCGCCTGACAATTCGGCTGATGGGTCAAATTCGTCTAAATAGGTTTGGGCCAGCAAATAGAATTGATCTGAACAAAACACCGTGACGGTGTCAATGCCACCTAGCGCAAAGTTGTAGTCATAGTTCACCACATATCCTTTGAATAGGTAGTGGGCCACGTTGCTGGTGTCGTATCGAATGAGGCGTACCTCACGCATTGGGGCTAGTCCAGGCTTTGCTTCTGCGGTGTCAAAATAGGGCGAATTTTGATCAAACGGATTGAACACCCCGCCCGCCAATGTGTCGTTCAAAGTGAATGACATTGTGCCAGCGCTGAATTGGTCACCAATGTCCCTGCGTCCGCGTTTGACGGATACGCCAATGCAACCGTCCATGACGCTGGCAAATTCGCCTTCACCGTTCAAAACGTATTGGGTATTGTTTAGCACCCCGCGCGTGGGATCGTCCAGCGTGAACGCATTGACGGAAAACCCTGTGGCTACCTGTAGGTCATAATTTCCGCTGTCAATTACTGCAACACCTGGCATCACGCCACCTGAATGTTTGCTGGGCCAGCGCTGCGATTGTAAGCGCGTATTGCGTTCACTATGGCTTGACCGATTTCGGCGCTAGTTGCCAAACCGCCATTTACGTTGACGGTGATACCGCCGCCCATGCCACCCAAACGGTCTAACGGGATTACGGCCTCTGGGCCGTTTCCTTCACCAATCATGGCAAGTGTTGGCGCGGTAACAATTCCACCTTCCGCCAAACGCGGTACGTTCATTCGCCCTGGTGCAGGTGTTTTTGATCCGCCTACTGATGGCAAATTGACATGCGTGATGGTGCTGATATCTGGCGCAATAGGAATGGCGTTATATGCGCGAATGATGCCGTTGACCATCATGATTGCACCGTTCACAACACTTTCAAACGCGCCTAAAATCCCGTTGATAATTGTGTTCACGCCTGTTTTGAACCAGTCGAATTTGTTGTATGCAACCACCAGCGCGGCAACTAGTAGTGCTACACCTGCCGCAATAAGGCTGAACGGGTTTAGTGCCATTGCAATGTTTGTGGCAACAATGGCGGCTGCAACGATGCCAATGGCGGCGGCAATAGCCAGAAACGCTTTGGGGTTATCTTGTGCCCATGCAGCGAAACGGTTCAACACAGGCAGGACGGCTTCAAGCACAGGCAACAAAGCGGCGCCAATACTTTCTTTTGTTTCGCCCAATGAGTTGGTCAGAATTTTCATTTTGCCTGCTGCGGTTTCCGCGCTCTTTG